TGGCACTCATCACGACCTGCAAGCGCAGGTTACGGTCATTCATCAGTGGCGGCTCCGCTTCGCATAATGGCTTTATGCCGCCACGCCAGAACCTCTGTCAGTGACATTTCACCGGTTACAGCGGGCGGCCAGTGAAAGATGGTGGCAATGTCAGCCACCAGGTCATCAACTGTCAGTTCTGTGGGGAATCCAACGTCACCGACTTCGGCAACAAAAAAGAGACTAACTCAATAGACAGCTGCAACAGGTCGGCAGGCTCCATCAGCATGATTTCGGTTTTGGTTAATGTCGGCGTGGTGACACGGGGCAGCACAATCATCATGGAATCCACATCCATATCCATCAGCGCCTGCAAGCGCGTGCCGCGCAATGCGCCTGACTGCGGCTTGCGGACAATGATTTCAGTGATGGCCACAGCACCGCGCAAAAGTGGGTTATCCAGTTTGACGGTTGCCTCGGTTTTTGGCAGCTCGGTGTTTTCGGTCGTGATAGCGTCGTCTTTCATGGTGTTATCCGGTTACGTAGAAAAAGAGTTCAGGCGCGGTAACCGCGCCCGTGGTGATTACAGGCCAATGGCTGCGCGATGTTCTTCCAGCAGGTCCTTGCCGTCCACAATCCAGATCATGTTGATAAGGTCCACTTCATAGAGCACCTCACCATCAATGGTCAGTTTGGCGTAGGTGTTGGTGCCGGACACTTTGGTGGTGGAGCTGTCACCCTGTTTAAACTCACCGGAATCCAGCTCCTTATGTCGGCCACGGGTCACCAGCTCAAGTGCCTGAATTTCACCGGTATCATCACGTTGGATGGATGCGGTAAAACGCAGCATCACGCCATCAGCGGTGACGGTACCCATCTGCTTAAACAGCAGCGCTTCGGTACCACCAATGGTGAATTCGGTATCCAATGCGCCATCATCCAGACCCAGGCTGATATCCACCGCACCCGGCATACCGCCGCCCCGGTATTTCTCAAATTTTTCCGTCAGTTTCGGCAGGGTCAGTGATTCCACAATCCCCACCCAGTTGATGCCTGCATTAAACAGGTTCAGATATTTAACTTTGCGTGGCAGTGCCATTTAATCCCCTTAGCCTTTCGCCTGGCTGGTGAAGTCCATCAGGTATTTGTCAGTGATACGCTGGCGTAACATCAGGTTTTCCAGCGGAGGAACGGGCGTGTAGTCGTAATCAATGGTGAGCTTCCCGGCTTTCAGCGTGTCTTTGCTGTTGGCATCATCACTAATCCAGGCTTCACCACCCAGCAGGTAACCCTGGCTGACCATTTCGCGCAGTTTGGCGTTAATACCTTCAACAATATCGCGGGCAAGCGACGGGGTGAGAGTCTGGTCCATTGCCCAGAAATGGGCCTCTGCCATAGTATCCATCAGCACCTGGGCGGTGCGGGTGTAACACTCAAACTGGAAAAGTGGGTCAGCACTGAGTGTGCGCACACCCCAGAAGCGGAAACCGTCACGGCGGATCAGCGTGGTGACATCCTTACCGTTGAGCAGACCGGCGTCGGTGTTCGGGTCCTGCAAATCCCAGAACACATCTTCTGAAATGCCGGTCACGCCCTGCACCAGGACGTTTGACAGGCATTTATGCCAGCCGGTCTGCTCATCAATCAGCGCACGCAACCCCAGTGCACGGGCGGTTGCCCACGCAATGGTTTCGGCGTTCTTTGCCGTATCCCAGTTGATGAAGTCAGGCCAGATAAGCATGGCTTCACGGTCACCGAAATTATCGCGGTAGTTCATGGCCTCCACGAAATTGGCGCAGTTCCACGCTGAAATGTAGGCAAAGCCGCGCAGTTTTTTAGCAACAGAAATCAGTTCCGCAGCTACAGGCTGACTGTCCAGACCCGGAACGCCGAGAATGCGCGGTTTCACCCCCAGCTTTTGCTGGGCGGTGAGTAGCGCTTTCAGCCCGGTAGGTGAACTGACGGCTGCCGATGCGGCGGTACCGTTTTTGACAACCGGCGTGTGTGCGGCATCCAGACCCAGTAACGGGCCTAAATCGGTTTCGCTGGTCACTGGCTGCGCGGCGGCTACTTTGGAATTAACACCAGTGGATACAGACGTGACAATGAATTTCCCGGCTGACTGGTCCCACGATACAGTGGCCCCGGTCAGTTTGGCGGTCACGGCCGCCGCGACAGCCGCAAGGTCAGCAGCACCAGAAAAATCCAGCCCGGTGACGTTTTTCAGTGCGCCATCAATGGTGATTTTCAGCGTGCCGTTTTTGACCGCATTGAAGCGGGCGATCAGCTTTTCGTTTGAGGTCAGCGCAGGGCTGGTCAGCGTGCCGGAGGTGGCAGGGTTGCTACCATCAATCGCTGCACCCGTCACGGCAACCGGATTATGTGCGGCGTCCAGACCCAGCAACGGACCGGCGTCGGTCACCACGTTGACCGCCATGGCCACACCCAGCATGGAAGCAATGCCGGTTGATGCTGATACCATGATAAAACTGGACCCGTTCCAGGCCAGGGTGGCACCGGACAGTTTTGCCGTAATGGCTGCGGCAACGGCGGCCATGTTGGCGGCATCCGTTCCGGCAGCAATACCTGACAAATCAACATCCGCAAAGGTCTGCGTCTGGCCATCAACGCTGATTTTCAGAATGCCGCTTTTTACTGCTTTGAAGCTGGCAAAAATCAGTTCCTGCGGGGTCAATGCTGCACCAGTGAGTGAGGCTGATGTGGCAGGAGTGGCAACACCGGAAACCGCAGCACCAATCACATTACTGGTGGTTTCATCTGCGTCCTGGCCTTCTGCAACACGGACCACGACAACTACCGGGTTGGTTTGTGCAGCAATGGCATCAAGGGCGTTATACAACGTGCCGCTGCGGCCAGCTTTTGCCATCGCGCTCTGGATGTTGGTAATCAGTGCGACTTTATTTAGCGGGAATGTTTCAGCGTCTGCATCATCAGCGGTGCAAACCATGCCGATGATGCCCGTTGAAATTGTGCGGATGGTGCGCGTACCTTCATTGATTTCAATGACGCGGGCACCATGATGGTAATCTTGCATGTGCGGCTCTCCTCATGAGGTTTCCGCTCCATGTTGCTGGCATTTTGAGGCTGGTTCACGCACTGGCCATTGTGTCAGCGTTCACACAACAGCCATAAAAAATCCTCACAATGGAGGCTATAAAGAGATTCTGTCAAAGGTTTCTGTGCTGGTAGTGCAGGCCAGTTGATAGTTGTTGTGTCTGCTGTTGTTGTGTCCACGGCTTTAACACCTCTTATGTGCTGCACCCACAAAATCAGCATCGCTTTATCCTCTTCGCTGAGAGTATTGATTCTTATAACGAAGTGGTTATATGTAGGAAGGAAGTGCGGTAAATACCAAGTAGTTACCATGTGACGATTTAGTCAGTGACATGAATTAACATCGTTTCGCGATAACTTTATGCCCCAACCATGCCCCACCATATCACCGGACAGTCGTCAAACGTCTAGACTCAGGCAGCATGATCCATCCTGGGCGTATCCAACAGGTTGACCTACCTTAGTAAGGTAATATATTGCTATCCAGCAGTGTGAATGTAAAATCATGTATCACAACTACAAATTAATCAACTCCAACTCATTGGAAACACTAATGATTAGCAGAGATAACACGTTACAACTAAAGGCCATTGCGATAATCATCGTAATGATCGGGCATTTAATAACCGTAAATAAAACGCCCCTCCCAAATGAGCTGAGGTGGATTGCTTCCTTTGGGGTTACTATTTTTTTATTTCTCTCTGGCTACGGGTTAATGAAGTCATTTGAAAAAAATGGACTTAATGGGTTTTTTAAAAAGCGATTCCTTACAGTTTTGGCTCCTTTCTACATTATGACTACTTTTACTTATCTCATTAATGCAAGTGGGCAAAGTGGCATATATGACTTATTGAAGACACTCACATTCACAAACCTCGAAATGAATATAGACGGAACCATGTGGTACATATACTTCATATCAATTTGGTATATAGCGTTCTATGTTACTGCCAGAGTGTTGAAATCACCTTTATTAATATTTCTTTCTCTTTCAATGCTGTCAACTTTATTCATCCTCAACAATCCATTTGTTGGTCATGAGAACTTAAGATTCCAAACCACATTACATGCCTTTAGCTTTCCAATTGGAATTGCCATCTCCCAACTCTCAATCAATAAGATGTTGAGAAAATTATCCGCCATCATCTGCATAATAGCTTGCATTTATATATATTCCTCGCAATGGATGTCATACGCAGATTACAAATTTATTTGTAGCTGCCTGGCATTTGGAATTGCAATAGTGTCGCTAATATCTTGCTATGACATATCATGCAGACCATTACTTTTTGTTGGCTCTATTTCCTTTGAAGCATACCTGATAGAAGGGGTTAACTTGCGATATCATTTCTCCGATTCATGGATCATAGATTGCATCATGTTTTTTGTTGTAACTTTTTGTTTGGCTGTAGCGCTAAAAAAACTTACATCCAGTGTACTTAATAGAGTAGCGAACTTAAAGCCAACCACGATAAGAGCATAATTGTATATTCCTAAATTGGCATAATGTGCAAGCCCCTCAGGGGGCATGGGGCTTGCACATTGCAATTATTTTTCTGGTGTCTGAGGCCAGTTGATAGTGGTTGTGGCTGCTGTTGATGTGTCCACGGCTTTTACATTCCTGATGTACTGCATCCACAAAATCAGTCTCGATTTATCCTCATCGCTGATAACGCCGAGCGCCAGCTCTGTGCGCCAGTCAGCCGTTAGCGCATTTGCATGAGCCAGCTTGGTCTGTTTTTCCGACTCTGCTGACGCAATCAATTGCTCTTTTGTTGGCGGTGGAATATCCACCCATGCTGGCTGTCCATTTCCTGTCGTTCCGCGAATCTTTCCATCAGGCGGCGTATCGGTGAATAACTTGAAGCAATTATCATCCACTTCCACGCCGTCAGCGGGCCATGTTCCTACTGACTCATAAACATCCCGCATCACTACGGGGAAAAATGCATCTCTCTCTGCGCTGTATACGTATGTAGCTGTCATCATCAAAACCCTATTGCGTGATAATAG